ACACTTGAAAATCTTCTCCTGTGCTGCACCAGAGATCCGCATGTGATGGATTTACGGAGGATGCATTAATAGAAAACCTCCATGTCGGATCAAAGGTTTCAATACCTGTGAAAGATGCAATCTTTCCAGGTGAAAACCTAAACGGGCTGTACCAAGGAACCTCAATATCAGCCACGTTATTGACTTTATCTGTGTTGAACACACAACCATCTAAAGCCATTGCCGGGAAAACCGCAGTCGAAGCTCCTGCTAATCCGTTTTGAACGGAATTAAAAGCAGTCTCTGACTCGGATAACGCAGTTGTAGTCGTAGTACGATAATTAGCATACTCCAATCCAACTCCAATGGGATTTCTACCTGTATAAACAGTAAAATCATTATTGGAACTAACATGGAATCTAGGAAGTATTCTCCATCGTATCGACCCTCTGTGTCCCTGGAACGCGTACCGAACCCAATGCAGCAAAACGGTATTACAATAATTGTAATCCGTAGCAGCTGCTGTAGTATGTACAGCATCAGGTGCGAATCCTCTCAAGAAAGGAAACATACACCTTATTCCAGCGGTTATTCCGCGTTGATTCTCCATCAAAATAGATTCATGTAACATTCCTCTTTTCAATAGAGTACGGAAAGAAGCAATTGATTCACCTGTGAAGACTTTATTAATGTCTGTGATATCTTGCTCTCCCGGCCCCAATGTCGATGACATCGTCTGCAGCGGTGCTGATGGTTCTGCTGTACCTTGTGATTCGGGTACAATTGCTTTATCCATCTCCACACCTGACTGAGGTTCAAAGAATGTCATCTGTGTCATAGCAGATGAATCGGGTACAAACACCTCGAAATCATCACCTGCAGAAACAAACACGTTGATCTGTATATCATTATTAGTTGTACTATTGGGTGTAGTCAACTCATTTAATACATATACAGCAAGAACTCCATTGCCATCATCTATAGAGCTAAACGGCGTAGTATTGTAAACTACATTTGCCGGATTAGCATTGGCTTTGAAACT